GTTACCAGCGGTAATCGGTTTTGGTGCTATCGGTGGTGCGGTAGGTGGTGTGCGTACTGCAAAGGCTTTTCGTGATTTCCAAAAACTAACACCAGAACAACAACAAGCAGCAATCATCGCAGAGCAAAACCGCAATGGTGCAGTCATTATGGATAACGTTCGTAAGGATAGTGCAACCAATAAAATCGCAAAAGAAAACCCTGAACTATATGGCAAAATTGTACAAGCACAGGGCGATAAAGTAGGTGTATCAACTCAATATGTAGATGTAGCGGAATTAGTGCAATCTGAAAACGGACAAATTGCTATCCGTGATATGGTTGATAATGGCTTGGTAACACAAGAAGAAGTAAAAGCAGCCATCGAGGCAGATGCACCTGTTGAAATTCCTATTGGTAGCTATGCACAAGTATCAATGAACTTATCCGATGAAACAGTAGATGCATTGAAACAAACCTCTTACTTTACACGTGGCGGTATGTCATTAGCTACATTAGAACGTGCAAAACAAGAAGTAGATGTAGCTAAATCTGTATTGAAAGATGATACATCTAAACGTGCAGAACGTATCAAGGATGATATTATTCGTAATGAATTTGAGGGTGCATCTGATATTGATCGTGAAGTACTTAATGAGGTACTATCTGACCCTACGAACATTAAACGTAATTTCAACAACTTATTGCACACGTTAAAAGAACAGTATAGAGAAACCTATGCTAGTGATTTTGACAATGCAGATAAATCTATCAATGATGCGGTAAGTACTGGTATTGAACCACAATGGCTTACTGATTATAAAGCTAACAATGGCGGTAAAGCACCACGTACTAATGCAGAACGTAGACGAGCAGCATATGAGTATAGCCGAGCAACTACAACGGCAAGCCTTGATGGTAATGCTGATGCACTAGCACAATCTGATGCACATTATGCAGATATGGAACATATGTTAATGCAGATTGAAAGCCTAGAGGCTATGAAAGATAAAGTCTTTGAAATAGCTGATAAGAATGTTGCATTACGTATGAACCTAACAAAAGCAGGGCATGAAGTATATACAAAGGTTCGTGAACTGTTAGAAACTAGCACTAAAGGTCATATCAGACAACAAGCACATGAAGATGCATTGTTGGTGGCAACTCATGCTGATGTGTTCGCACAGATTGTGCGTGAGGCTGGCAATGCACGTTATACTGCTATGGACTACCTAAATACTGTACGATTTGATGTAAATGCTAAATTAAATGGTAAAGATGGTTACGCACAAGCTGCATGGCATGGTTCACCACATGATTTTGATGAGTTTGATTTAGGTGCTATTGGTAGTGGTGAGGGCAATCAAGCGCACGGATGGGGCTTGTATTTTGCAAAAAACAAAGAAGTAGCACAGGCTTATAAAGATGTACTTGGAATTGATAGTGTTGAAATTACGAGTGGTGATACTAAATATAGATTAAATGATGATATAGAGTGGTATGACGATAAAACAAAATCAATTATCGATGCAGAAAGCCCTTTATCGATGGCACTTACAACCCTTTCAGAAGAGGGGGATAATGCCAAAGCTATAAAAAATTTAACTGATTTTATAAATTCTAAAAAAGATAATAAATCAGATTATGTTGTAGCACAGATAAAACGAGCGGAACAAGCGGTTCAAATACTAAAGGACGGCAATTTTGATACGCATCAATGGAATACCATGTTTGAGGTTGATATACCTGAAAATGAGTATTTACTAAATGAACAAAAAAATATAGAAAAACAATCACAAGTTGTTAAAAATGCTATTTCCCAAATGAGCAATGAACTTAACAGTAGTGTGTTGAATAATTCTAATTTAAGTGGTAAGGAATTTTACAAACTACTATCTAAGAAACTTGGCGGTGATAAATTAGCTAGTCAAAAATTAAGTGATTTTGGTATTAAAGGAATAACATATAAAGGTGAACAAGATGGAGTTTGCTTTGTAGTTTTTGATGATAAGGCGATTAAAGTTATACAAAAATATAATCAATCTATCAATGGTATGACTACTATCAAATCTCAAACAGAACGTATTGTAGAGTTATTCAAAACCGCTGATAAATCAACATTCATGCACGAAATGGGGCATGTATTCTTTGATGATATTAAGACCTTAGCTGAAATGGAAAACGCACCTCAACAAGTCAAAGATGATTGGCAAGCGTTGAAAGAGTGGACTGGTTGGAACGATAACGAAACCATCAATACAGATGCACATGAGAAATTCGCTAGAGGTTTTGAGGCTTACCTAAGAGAGGGTGAAGCACCTACTAAATTCCTTGAACGCACATTCAGACGATTTAGTAAGTGGTTAAGTGCTATCTATCGTGCAGTATCACGCTTAGGCGGTTTACCACCTAAAGAGATTAGGGAAGTAATGGATCGTATGCTTGCAACCCAAGAGGATATTGAGGCATACGCAGAGCAACAACAATTAGAACAGTTTGAGAAAACTGAACTCTATAAGCAGTTATCTGAACAAGACCAAGCACGTATGCAGTCCTATATTGCAGATGTTAAGGAAAAAGCAAAAGAACGTGTGATGCGAAAACTCATGAAAGAATTGGATAATAGACCAATTAAAGAGTGGGAAGAAGAAAAGGATGCTATCCAAATTGAAATCGAAAAACGATTGATTGAGCAATATCCTATCTACAAAGAGCATCAACGATACAACGTGTTTGGTGAGGGTGCTTTAAAAGATACACAGTACAACTCTATTGAAGAGCTAGATAAAGCGGAAGTAGAACAAGCTGGTGCTACATTTAACGATGCTATCAATCAAGAAATGGACAATGCGAAAGCAGAGTTTATGAAAGATAACAATGCAGACAAAACCAACGAGCAAATAGCAGAAGAAACCCTGCTTAGTACACAAGGTCAGATGAAACTTACCGAAGAGGAAAGTAAGATTATCCAACAATCTACTAATCGTGAATTGGCCAAGAATTGGGAATTGTTAGAACGTATTCGTAAGCTAGACCCTAATGCAGAAACTATCGATACAGAATTAAGCGAAATCGAAAAAGAGGTTAAACCTACTAAGTACGATATTCTTAAATCTGATAAGAAAAAGGTGGATGCTGCACTTGTTGATACAACAAAAGAACTTGAAAAAGCGGAACGCTTAATCGAAAAATTGAACAATGAAAAAGCGGAACTTACAGATAAGGCAAAGGAACGTGAGAGTGAACTAAAAGATAAGAATAGTGAGTTATCTAAACGCTTAACAACTATTACTAATCAATTAGATCGTGCTATTGAACAAAAAGAACGATTAGCAGAACGCACACAAGAACGAGCAGAAAAACAAGAATTAAAAGCTAGTGAACGTATCGAAAAACTAAAAGATGAGTTACAAGACCGCATCAATAATGTACGTTCTATTCGAGGTGCTGGACTTGGTACTATTTCCGATTACATGAATAGAGCAAGAAAAGAATTAGGTGAACTGCCTATCTCTAACGCTATTCAGTTTAAAACGTATCAGAACAAAGCGGTAACTGCTGGTAAGAAAGCTGATAGAGCATTGGCAAGTGGTAAGGTTGATAAAGCACTAGGATATAAGCGTGAACAAATGCTACAACAAGCAAGAGCAAGAGTAGCGTTTGAAAACTTTGAAAAGTCAAAGAAGTTGCGGTTGAAATTAAAACAACAATTACAACGCATGACTAGACCTAAAAACCCTATTGCTATTGAACCTAATATGCGTTATTTCTATTCCCATATGGCATACCAAATGGGTTTAACTAAGTACGATGGACTAGCACCTACAGATGGTTTTGATATGAATACAGTATTAGCAGCACTAGATGTGGATGCACTTATTCTTAACCAACAATCTATGGTTCAATTAGAACCTTGGATAGCTGAAATGTTCTATGCTAAAACACCTAAATCATTTAAATCAATCACAATGAATGAATTAGAAACCTTAGAAGAATTTATGACTGGGATGTACAAGAACGGCAGAAACGAGTACGAGGGTACAACCATTCTAAATGATGAGGGTAAAAGCGTATCGTTTGAAAATGCAGTACAAGAAATCATCGGTGAGGCTACAGAAACATTTGGTGGTGCAACTGGTGATGTGTTTAACATTTTGAATAACCAAACTAAAACAGATGCAGTAAGTGGTAAACTATATGGTTTCCACTTAGCGTTGATGAAAGTTGAAACATTCCTAAGACGAATGGGTGGCGGTAAAAATGGGTTTGCGGTTAAATATATCTATGACCCAATCAGTAGAGCAACGCAAGCGTTCAATGAACGTAAGGAAGCATCAATGCGTAGATTGGCTAATGATGTAGGAATATATTCCAAGCGTGAACTGTTTGATATGCGAAATGACCATTTGTATACAGTTGGTGAGTTATACGGCTTAACAAAAGAGCAACTTATCATGATTGCCCTTAACTGGGGTACGGAAAGCAACCGACAACGTGTAATGGAAACTACAAAGGCAAATGAAGTCGAAATTGAACGTGCGTTCCAAGAACACATGACAGATAAAGACTGGGAGTTTGTTATTCGTACATGGGATCATATCAATTCATTCTTTGATGAACGTAGTAAGGTTCAAGAGGAACTTTATGGTAACCCATTAAAGAAAGTAGAGGGTTTATCATTCTCCATTGGTGGTCGAAACATCGAGGGGCAATATTTCCCAATCGTGTATAACCCTAAAGTAAATGCATCTGTTAGCGACAACCAAGTTGAAGATATTGCAAAAACTATGGTAAGTAGTAATGCAGTATGGGGAACTGGTATGAGTGCTACTAAATCACGTTTAGATGTAGTTAAGGATAAATCTTTGTTACTAGACTTTGATGTAATTCCTAACGCTATCACAGAGGCTATTAACCATGTAACTATGCGTAAAGCGGTTACAGATGTAAATAAGCTAATCAGTAATAGAGAATTGCAAAACTACATCGTTGATAAGTTTGGTGCTGATACTTACCAATTCTTGCGCACTTGGGTTCGTGATAACTGGCAAGATGAGGCAGCTAAAACAAATGATATTGATAGACTTATTCTTACATTGAAAAAGAATACATCAACCGCAGTTATGGCTGGTCGAGTATCGGTAGCCTTACAAAATGCATTGAACATTCCTGTTGCATTCTATCGTATAGGTGTAGGCAATACCATTAGAGCCATCAATCATGCTGGTATTGGTTTCTATGGACACGGCACAACTACTTATAACAACACTAGAGATTTTGTATTGGGTCAATCAATCTTCATGCGTGAACGTATACAAACAATAGATAAAGACTTGAAACAAGGTTTATCTATTGCAGGTAAAGGCTTACGTTTAGGTGATACAAATGTTGGTGGTTATAAGGTAGAACAACTTGCTAATGTTCGAGATGATATAAATCAAATGGGGTTCAGATTACTAACAGAAACAGACTTTGCATTATCCATTCCTATATGGAAATTTGCATATGATCAAAAGCAAGCTGAACTTTTTGGTAAAGAGGGTGTAAGTGCTGAATGGGTAGAGCAACAATCGATTGAGGCTGGAGACAGAGCGGTGCGTGATATATTTGGTAGTGGTGATACAAAAGATAGTGCTGCTATTCAGCGTTCACGTTCTACATTCACTCAATTATTCGTTCCATTCTATTCCTACGCTAACACGTTGTATAACATCATTACAGAGGGTAACTATGCACGTAAGGATAATGGTGATTATGCAAGGTTCGTTAAGATGCTATGGTGGACATTGATTTCACAGGCTATCGGTATGATGGCTTACAAAGCCTTAACGAATGGCGATGATGATAAGCCTGAAGATTTGGCTAAGTCATTTATCGAAGAGTTAGTTTCACAAGGTACTATGGGTGTACCAATCATCCGTGATATGTCAAATATGGCTATGAAATACATTCTAGGTGAAAAGGTATTCAATAAAGGTAATAGCGTTATGGCATTAAGCATCGTTGAGAAATTCTACGATTTAGGCAACGCAATTATGAGCAAAAACAAAGATGGTATAGATGTAGGCAGAAGTTTCAGCCAGTTAGCAAACAGAGCAACTGGGTTTAGTGATACTGTAACTGATGGCTTATGGACATTAGCTAAATTTGGTTTCACAGATACCGATGCATCACTAGAGGATGCAATCATGGCAGTAGTATTTGATAGACGATTAAAAACTAAAAAAGATAAAAAGAAACATTGATAAATAAGGACTATCCATAATGGGTAGTCCTATTTATATACAACTGAAAGGGGATGTTAAATTGACACCAGAAGTACTAAAACCATCTGTAGTGTATCAATGTGATGGGCGGAATAAGAAGTTTATTTTCCCATATGATTTTGTCCAAATCGAGGATATTAAACTAACTATCGTTGATGAAGATGGTACAGAGGCTGTACAAGTTGGGAACATCGATTATGACGAAAGTACCAAATCGGTAATTTATCCGGCAAATGGCGATGCGTTAGCCGTAGGGCAAAAGGTTATCTTGGAGCGTAAAACACCAATCTCACAAGATATGGACTTGCCTGATGAATACCCATTCGAGAATATCGAACACGCAACGGATAAGATTGTACTTATCTTACAAGAAATGAAAGCTGATTTAGATAGATCACTTAAAATTCGTGTAGATAGTGATAAGAATGCAAATGAAGTTGCGAAAGATATTGTTGAGCGTTCTGTAAAAGCAGCTAATGATGCTATGAATGCTATGAATGTAATTAGCGAAAAGTCAGATAAGATTAACGCTAATGCAGACATAATCAACCGATTAGGCGAAGAAATCAAAACCATTGCATCGACTGTTGATGATAAATTGGCAACCGCTAATACTGCACTTGATACATCCTCAACTAATGTTGCTACGGCAGAGCGATTGGTTAGAGATGCAAAGGCTTATGCAGGTCAAACAACTGTTGATAAACGAGATATTAATAATCTTGTAGACCAAGCTAAAACCTTAAAGAATGACATTGATAATAAACAAACCTCTATTGCAAGTAATGCTATCAAGGCAACAGATGCAGCAAAACGTGCAGAAGTCGCAGCAAGTAAAGCGGAACAAATCGCTTTGCCTAATGGCGGTGGCTTAGTTACAAAAACCGAGGCTGATGCAAAATACCAAACTAAAGATAGTTTGTATGGCATCGTTTCCGTAAAAGACTTTGGAGCAGTTGGTGATGGTGTAGCGGATGATACCGCAGCATTTAAACGTGCTAACGATAATTTAAAAAATAAGATATTGTTAGTACCTAATGGCATCTACAAAATTAATGAACATCTAACTTTCAATACAGTTGATAGCGTAATGGATATGGGTACGTATAACAACGTGAAACCATTCTATCCTACTGAAACACCAATGTTAAAAGGTGCATCTAATATTGCATTTGTTAAGAACATTCAATACGGCGATGAGGTCAACCAATGTCAAGGCTTTACATACAACGATAAAAAGAATGTATTCGTGTTAGCTTGTATTAGCGGTGATGGTAACAACCAAATATTCTATGAACTCAACTCATCCACGTTTGAGATTGTAGGAACTTACAAATTTAATGACCCTGATAAGATGGGGCATTGTAATACTATGTGCTACAACAAGTACACCAATAATATTTATCTTGCGAACGGCTTAAAAAATGGTAACAACCTAACAGTACTTAATGCTGACACAATGCAATATGAACGTACTATCACATTGAATGAACGTGTATTTAATATTGGATATGACCCAATCACACGGACTTATGTAAGCATCGTACCTATTAGCGGTCAACAACGCTTGCGTGAAATCAATTTATACAACGATGATTTTAAGAAATTAAAAACATATCAAGTCGATTATGAATATGATGATTTTAATAACAATGGTGCTTTCATGTTAAATGGCTGCATCATGAGTGCAACGCTTGGGAGTTTGGTAGAGTGTACACCATTTGGCACAGTTAAACAAATCATTGAGATTAACAGGACTACTGAAATCGAAGATATAGCCTATTACAACGGCAAATTCTATTTTGCAGTTTTAACAGAAAAACCAAACAAGCGACACCAAGTTGATATTTATGTTGGTGATCCAAACAAAGACTATCAAAACTCTATCAATACTGCACGATTAGCAACGCTTGATTATCTCAAACTAACAGGCGGCACATTGAATGGCGCACTTAAAATGGCTAATAACATTTTGATCGAGGGTTATAAACCTGACGGACATGGTGTTGGTATGGCTAAAGTGTCTACCGCTGGTAACGTAGAACTTGGCGATAACTCCGTTAATACGTTTATTAAAGGTAAGGAATTTAAACACTATGATGGTACAGATAGTTTCACAGTACTTACCACCAAACATTACGGAACGGCTATCTATAAGAAAAAGGATGTGGATGATAACTTTGTTAAGAAAACAGAAGTAGACCAGTTAGGTTTTCCATATTCTAAAATTGAAACGGCAACAGATTGGAATACATTCACAGAACAAGGTGCTATTGAAATCAACTTTGATGGTGGTGCTAATAACCCTCCACGTAGCCACAAACAAGGGATGCTAATCGTAATGAACTTTGGCAAAGGTGCAATGATAGACCAAACATTCCATGCGTTCAATGGCGAAACCTACCACAGAATGTTCATGGCTAATCAATGGAAATCTTGGGGTAGAGTACAAACATCCTTGAATAGCCGATTGAAATTGTGGAGTGCTAATGGTGGAAACGAGGTGTATGTTGAATAATGCCTAACTTAAAAGTTAAGAAAGGGAACGATACACTAACCTTTGAACTGACTGATAACTTGCGTGATGTAGGCGAAAAACGATTGCCGATAGTTATTAATGGTAAAACATATTATGCACGATTAGGGGCGGATAAAACCGCCCTTGTGGTGCAACGTACATCTAACGGCAACAAGAGTTATGTTCAAACAAGCCCTGTATCATTTAGTACTTGGAACTGGCAAAAGTACCCTGCAGATATTAGGGGTACAGAAAAAATGTTTGTTTACTTGCCTAAAGGTAAATACAGAGCAACTGTTGATGGACAAAATAATAAAACAAATGAATTTACAATAGACACATCAAGGGATATTGAAGTGAATGTTAGTTTATGGAATAACATAGAGACGGCACAAAAAGCAACATTTAATATTAATGGATGGAGAGATTGGGTGTATCTCACTAGGCATTTACTAAAAATCAAGATAGAACGAATTGGAGAGTAAGTATGATTGAAGTTTTTCTTCCATCTTTTATGGTCGAAGTTTTTAGTGTAACTGAGGCGGTGAGAATATCACTAGCCATATTTACAAGTGTTGTATTGGTTTTTATAGATACTATGTTGCGTGTCTTAGTTGAGGCACGCAATTTTAATTTGGCTACTAATAGAGAATTAACCATTAAGAATATGTTCCTTGCGATTATATGGCGAGGATGGGCGAGTGTTGAAGTTAATGGTAAGCAACGTAGATTTTTAGTGAGTGGAAAACTACGAGCAGATATGACTAAGAAATTAGTTAAGTCTTATCCTTGGTTATTCCTCTTATCATTCATACTATTAACATTGCCTGATGTGGATATTCCTATGTTAGGTCGCATTGATGTGTTTTTGTCTACATTGTTGTACCTAGTACCTATCATGGTTGAATTAGCATCTATTGTGGAGAATATGATTGAACTTGAATTTGTAGAAAGTGCATGGTTTCAACGTGCAATGAGTTTGGTTAAAGAGTTGATAGCGTTCGTAAAATCAATAAAGGATGCGATTAAATGAAAATTAATTATGAGGACACTATAACCTTAGTGGCACTTGCAGCCGCACTAATCATGACTATTTACTTAGAACAAAAGGACTTGGCAAGTGTAATAGTTGGTGTATTAGGTGGTTATATCGGTGCTACTGGTGGTGTTAAGCGTTCCCAATATATGAATGGGGGCAGCAATGACAAAGAAAAGGAGTAATTACAATGGCTGAATTAGGACAGTTGAGTGCTGAATATGAAAGTAATGGTGATCCAGCGTGTGTATCTAGTGGCATCAATGATGCTGGCGGTATCTCTTATGGTACATATCAACTAGCAAGTAATTGTGGTAGTGTTGATGCATTTCTTGGATGGGGTTTAAAACAAGGTGGTTTTTATACGGACTACGCAAGAGCCTTGATTGATAGTGGAAAAATCAATTCTGATGGCTTCATTGCAAAATGGCAAGAGTTAGGCACAGTTGATGCGGTAGGTTTTGAGAAAATGCAGCATGACTATATTAAACATGCTTATTATGATGTAGCTTGCGAGCGATTGAAAATGAGTTTGTTTAATGTTGAAAAGCACTCTAATGTATTAAAAGATGTTATATGGAGTAGAGCGGTTCAATATGGTGTAGGTGAAATTGAAAATATGTTCCATGATGCATTGGTTGATATGGAGAAAAAATTAAATCAATATTTAGGTGCTAACATGGATAGCAATGGCGATTTAGTTACAAAAGATACCGACCATTTTAATTTGTCATATGTTGATGATAAGCGTTATGACTACGATTTAATAGCAAGCATATATGATACATGCATGAGTCCAGTTTGGAATAGTAGCGCATTAAGGGATAGCCTAAACAATAGATTTGCTGATGAGAAATTCAAAGCGTTAAAAATGCTAATGGAAGAGGTAGAGGGGGCATAGGTGAATGTTTTATCTACATAAGGTACTAACTTATATCAAAACACATAAACGCACCATACAGGTCATAATTCCGATGTTAGCGTTCCTACTCATTTGTATGGGATGCTATCATCTGTATAAACAGAAACAGATTGAAAAGCCTGTTGTAATCACGCAACAACAAGCTAAATCACCTACAGAATTGTCAAAAGCAATTCATGTAACAGAAAAACAAGCACAAGAAGTTATTTCCATAAAGGAAAGAACTCAACCAGTAGCGACATACTACACGCAAGCGCCTACAGTTGAAGTTGCTGCAGAAAAGGTTAAACAGGATATTGCACATAGCAACCCTAATTTACCTAAAGCAGCAACAGAAAAATCTGATAGGACGGCGGTAGTTGCTAATACGGAAGAGCAAAAGGTAGATGTGTACAAAATTAAGTTAGATAAACCGCATAGCATATTAGCTGGTGTAACTGTAATGACTAATGGTGAAGTATACGAAACTGTAGGGTACGAAGATAAAAAGGTACAAGGGTTAGCACACTTTAAAGGTTCAGAATTTAAAGGTGCATCCGCATTAGTAAAAGTTGTGAGATGGTAGGTGATCCAAATATCTCCGAGTT